ATGTAAATATCCCCCTGCTCCTGTAGCTCCAGTAGCAAATTCTCTAGCTTCTTTTGCGTATGCAAAAGCCGCCCCAGTCTTGGGTATTTTTAATACTGCGTAGCCTGTTTGGTTCATTATAGGATTGTTATTCTATCTAAAAATGATTTAGAAAATGTTAAAGATTCTTCATAAAGAACAAATATCCCTGACGATGAATAATCAGAATCAAAATATGCGTCAACACCATCACGACTTGCTCTATTCCCTAACGCATTCACCTTGAAATTGTATACACCCACCTGACCAAGACCTGTAAATTCTCCTCCAGTAGTTTGATCGGTATTGGTTGATGCTATAAATTCACTGGCAGATTGTCCATTAGGTAAATCTAACACCATATTGTATCCTGTGACATTGCTAACCGCACCCCACATTCCTGTAATAGTAAAGGTTCCATCTGAAGCGTTAGGAACTCCTGTCGTAACATTGCCGATAACGGGAGCATCTAATGTTTGATATGTGACTCCATTAATTGTTTGAGCTACTTGATAGCTAAAAGTATTTGCCTCGTTTTCGATACTTATATTTTTATCGATTAAATTAAACTTTCCTGTATCGTATTTCGTAGCAGTAACTAAGTATTCATTGGTAGCTTCTTCCTTCATGGAAATAACTTTATAGAAAAATGGACTTGCTTGTTTAATTTCAAATTTAGCAGGGCTACCTAATTTGACAAAAGGCAATATGCTTGGATCATTGAAACCAGAAACTATAGATCCATAATCTTGGTCTATAATAGCTCCTGTAACACTTAGCATAGATATTTGATCTGGGCTTTGTGAAGAAATTTCAGATTCAGTTATACCTCTTGTCGAAACTTCCAAATTAGTTATACCACTAAATATATTAGCGGCCCCTCTTGTCCTATTTGCCATATTATATATAGCTAATTTACCAGTGTTTAAATCGGATAATGTTTGAGTCCCTGTTAATTCAGATATGAAATCTCCAGATCTTAAATCAATAGGGCTTGCTCCTGTTCCAGAGGCGAAAACCCATCCTATTGTTATTGGATCAAAGTAAATCATTGTGCCGCTTTCGGGTAGACCTGTATAAGCTGCGTATTGCTGGAATCTAGGATCTTCTTTTCCTGTGGCTTCAGGATATCCTTGAGTATAACGAGAAAAACCATATTCTCCTGTGTATCTGACATAATCAGCGGAGTCCATGCCAGTTACTGTAAAGCTGTCAAACCTTTGCCTTATACTGTTAGCCGTTTGTTCTAATTCTTCATAAGAATCAGAACCTGTAGGATTGTAAACACTCAAGACTCCAGTCATTGATGAAGATTTGAATTGGTTTGTTAACCTAATAGTCTCTGCTTCTAAATCTACAGCTAATACCTTCCCGAAATTTGCTATATTAGTTTTTAGTTCATCTTCGATTATAACGAGATCCCCAGGCTTACATAACAAACTTTCTAGTCCTGCGGTAAAGGCAACTTGTTGATTCTCTTTTATTTTGGAGAATATTTGGTGTTGTGCGGTTCTCCGAGCCATCGCTCTAGATGTGATACCAATACCTTCTATTTTTTTCTTAAAAATACCGCGCTCTTTAATATCTTCTTCGTCTTCTACGACCTCTATTTTAGGTGAAAAATTATCGAATCGATCCCTATATCCGACTTCTATGCAGTTAAACTGTTCATCTCTTCTGTTATTAGAGTAAAAGAACATTCCGTCTTTGACGCTTTCGTTTGTAAACAAGTTGACTGCTCCTCTAGGCCTATCGTCTACAAAATTAATTTCTGAATTACTAAAGAATGTTCTACCTCTGAATAAAGATGCAATTGTGTTTATTGCGTCAAAAATTTTCTGTCCTTTATCGAATACAATATTGCAAGAATATCTAGGCTCCTTACCTCCTCTTCCATCAGTTACTCCTTCAAAATATCCTTGTTCGTCTACAGCGTCACAAAATCTTCCTATTTTGTATAACTGCCACTTATTAATAGTATCACTGTCTATATGAGAACCCATCCCATACCTAGAACTTGTAAGCAAATCATATAAAATCCAAGCAGGGTTATCTGTCCATATTAATTGATCTCTAAAAGATCCATCCCAATCTCCTTTGTAAATTAACTTATCCCGTCTAGGTGTATTATCGAAAAGTTCTTGATTATTATAATACCTTTTATCTTTTCCTCTTTTAGTGGGGAAGTAATTACTCGGGACTTTAACTTTTTTTAATTTACAGTCGAAGCTTCTTCTTGGTATAGAACCAAAAGCCCTTGAATCTAATTTTGTTCCTACTATAGCAGAGTAAGGGTAGGGAAGATTGACTTGAATTATCTCTGTTACTTTTTTTACACTAATTTCTTTAGATAATAAAGTAGAGTTAGTTTCGAAAGAAAGTTTAGTAATTTTTACATATCTTTTTTCGCTGGTGTTTTGTTCTAAAGCTCCAGCTTCTATACCCACTTCACCATCAGCGCTCAAAACCTGCTGATTTCTTGCTTTAGCTTTGGGTAATTCAAAAGGTTTAGCTAAATAGCCACCTTCATCATCATCTACGCTACCAATCTCAATTACAAATTCTCTACTACTCGCAGCTTTGTAATCGGGATTTCCTATATCAATTAAGGTATTTCCTTCGATAAGAGCTACAATACGATACGTGTATTCTCTATGTATGCTAAGACCTCCATTTTCTCGTATGGTTCCTGTTTCTACTCTAATGTTAAGAACTGATGGGAATGTAGTTCCTATAGATAAATCTTTATGAGTTCTTCCTGTCCTTACATTTGATGTATCTGTAATTAAAGTATCTTTTAAAGATCTTACATCTAGAGTGACAAATACGTGCTCTACGTTAGGATTATATATTGTGTGTATAACAGGTATTTCTTTTTCATCAAAATTTGCGAATGAATTTTCTCCCCAATTAGAATAATTTTTGTTTCCTCGGGAAGCCCTAACATCATCACTCCCTTCATTTAAAGGTAAACGATCATCTCCTAAAGCTGTATTATAATTATCTGCAAATTCGGATAAGACCGCTGTTCTAGTCAACATACTTGTATTACGAGAAATTCTTTGCGGCGCATTTTCTTGTCGAGTAACGCTTTCTCCAAAGGCATCGACATCGTTCACAGATATCATAGGTGCAGTACCAAAAGGTCCGAAAAGTTCTCTGTCGTAAACATGATCGATAAAAATTCTTCTAAAATAACTAAATGGATCTTGTGACTCTTCTCCTTTTTTAAATTCAGCTAAGACATTACTATAATTGTATTTTAAATTAGTCGTATCGAAATTATTAACAATAGCATCTGTTTCTATAATAGAAGAGCCATCTATATTAAGAGTTTTTGCAAAGTTAAGAGAATTTAAATCAGTTAATGCTTCAATTACTTGAATAGGTATTTTGAAAGTGCAAGCATAAAAGGACACGTAAATTGAGTCTGCTAATCTGACTTCTAAACGATCTTTTTCGATTGGAAACTCAAAAATCAAAAACCCATGCATGTTTCCATTCAGAGTACCATCAGCACTAATTTCGGGGCATGTTACATCTGTGACTCTCATGCCAGCTCTCTCCATTACTGCAATCAAGTTGAATCCGTTTTCTAATCCAACTGGCAAAGTAGACATGTTAAATAACTGGTCTCCGTCTAAAATAGATTTATTTAAATTAGCATTAATGTCTTCTACTTTTACTATAATAACCCCACCGTATTCTTCTTCATTTAAATAATTAAATACTAAATCATTTACATTATTTTGGTTAAAATTTAGTTTATTTAAAGCTCTTAGAGCTAATTGGCTTTGAAGTCTATTTCCTCCTTCTTGATTATTATTTGTGTATAACTCATAAATAGTATTTAGTTCATCATAAACTACTTCACTAATTCTGGCTTTATTTTCAGTGAAAAGAGGTGTTCTGACTGCATCGTTCTCTATATCCCAACCAGTTACAAGTTGGACTACCTCTGCACTAGGTTGAAAGGAAAAAAAGAATTTAGATAAATCCAAATTATTGTCTGACCACAAAAGACTTCCCAATGTTCCTGGAGATCTATCTTCCTGTCTGAAAGCCGCATTACTATCATTATAACCAAGCTGTGGCATCCCATTGAGATACCATCGAAAACTTTGTGACAGACTAGAATCTGTATATTTTATAAAACCCCTGATAAAAGTGGGTATCTTTTTATTTGCTTGACTGGGAAACCACGGTGAGTAAAAAGGCGCAGGTAACTCTAGATAGACCATAGCCACATCTGTGCTAGAAGACGATTCATCATTACGAACCCCTCCAGGAGTATTAGATGGTAGAGCTGTTATTCTTCCATCAGAGCTACGAAGAGGAGCTTTTAATAATTCTTGGAAAAACCTACTACAAGATGTGACTCCTTCAGTGCTATCTAACTCCATATTTAGGGTTTCGATAGTCTCTGTTTCTAAATTTGTTAACTGTGGTCCAATTCTATCAGTATCTGTAGTAACTGCTACAGCGGTATCATCTAAATAAATACCTTGTAATATTTCTAATCCATCTACAATTTTTCCATTTGCATTTACTATTCCCTCAATAGGTCCATCACTAATTAAATCTAGGGTTTCTGCATAACTATATGAAGAACCATATTGCAGTTCCCCCATGACAGGAGGATTAAAGACGGGAGGTTTGGGTTTTTTACTTCCTCCACCGCCAGCGATGCTAAGTTTTTTGAGCAAGTGTTTCATTATATTTGGCTTGCTCTATTTCCTACAAAAATAGGGTTTGATCCTCCTGCTCCTAGAGCGTCTTGTGGCGCTTGATGTTGAGGGAATGATTTAATTGTGGCTTGTATTACTTGTGAGCCTACCTTTAATCTACCATATCCAATTGGGACTGGAGACCCTTGACTAGCTACGTTTACTGTATTGGAAAATATTAAAGAAGATTTTGAAGCATCTGCCTCGATCTCTAAAGCCTCAAATTCTGGTTTAGGAGTCAATGCGTAACTAATCGCAGCGAATATAACTGCGAGTGCTAAGTTAGCTAAAATAGTTCCCGAGGCTAAAAAAGAACCAATAGCACCAATCCCTGCGGCTACTGCACCTGCTCCAGTGATGGCTGGAACTAAATCTATAGTTTTAGGGTTTTTGACCCCTGTCATGTGCTCTTCTTGAGTGACTCTTTTTTTATCAATTATAATATCGTAGCATAATCCTTCTCTTTGTAATTCTACTAACCTTTGGATGAAACCGCTCCTATTACAATCTATAGCCTCTAAGATATCTTTTGGGTTTGGTAGATTTAATTTAAAAAAATTACCGTATTCCCGAGCCAAAATTCCATGTATATATACTTGTGTCATGCTACTGCCTTAATCCTTTCTAGTATATTTACATCAGCTTCTATGGTTTTGGGCGTATAAATATTTATTTTTTTTGTGTTAAGACTG